AGAATCTGCTATTCCATTCGCCCTTGTTTAAGGTAATAGTGCCGTTTTCAAACCTACCTTGTAAACTCCACATTATTCTGTCTGTCTTTTTTCTGTTACCGTGCGTTAGTTCTTCAACTCTAAAAAACTGGGCATACTTCTTTTGTAAGTCCATAAGGGGAGACATAACTGCCTGTTTAGCAATTCCTCTTTCAATGCCAACAGAAACAGGACTGTAATCACGCACAGCTTGAAAAATCTTGACCGCTGTTTCATCTAACGTCCATCGCCCGTATATAATGTTTTCAACAAACCAATCCCCGTTGTCTTCTACTTTTACCACAGAAATGGCTGTGTCGTCAAGCTTAGAGTTTTTAGTTCGTTTTTTGTTGACTTCTTCAAAACCCGCTAAGTCAATCGCAATGTAGTACTCGCCTACTTCCGGCGTCTCTTCTGCAAAGCGTACCCAATCTTCTTTGAACATTTCCGAACCACGGGCTTCAAACGACGCCATAAATTCTTGACGAAACGCATAAGATGACATAGAGCGTTTAGCAATGTCGATTTCGTCTGGGTCCAGCAAAGGATTATCGTATGACGTAAAGTGCCATGCTTTGTAAGTCGGATCATCGTCTAAGTCCGCGTATTTATAAAGGTCATAAAAGTGGTTTCTTCCCATTGGCGTACCAATGAACATTGCGCAGCCCTTTTGGTCAGCCAAGGCTGGTCTCAGGATCTGCTCGAATACGTCAGGCTTCATGTCTGCGTACTCGTCTAGTACTAAAAACTTGAGGCTAACACCTCGCATTGTTTCTGGTCTGTCAGCACCTTTGAGGCTGATGGTGGCACCATTGACAAGCTTAATTTGCAGATTATTAATATGGCTACCGCTAATGACAGGGTGTCCCAAGTCAAGCAAGGTTTGCCACATGATGTCTCTGGCTTGTCCCTGAGTAGGTGCGACGTAAAATACATGGCCTTTGTCTGCCTGAAGTGCGTTTACTATTAACAACCAAGCAGCTAGTCTAGACTTACCTGTCCGTCTACCGGCTGCTACTATTTTAAACCGTGTGTCGTCTGACCATACTTCCTGCTGCCAAGGCAGTAACTCAATATTAAGGTCCACTAGTACGTCCACATCACCGGAGTAGTACCCCTAGTGTCTACATGAATAAAGTCTTTGGCAATACCTACCCCTGTGAAACCAAGTTTAAGAGCAAGGCTGACAAGCTTAAGGCGATCAGCGGCATTAGTTATTTTTATGTCAGCCGCGATCCCTTGGGCATGAGTTCCGGGAACCTCTTTCTTACGCTCTATTGAATGCAGTGTCGGGTGTCTGTATCCACTAGTAATGAAGAAAGGAAATCCACAGTATGCCCTTAACTCATCTAACTTCTCTAGGAACTCCTGTTCCATATTGTTTGTACCTGATTCCTGACAATCGAATTCTTCTCTGGTGAAATGCTTAAGAGTCATCTTCTACTATTTCCCCTTCGATTATATTAGGTGTTGTAACTTCAGCAGTACCTACACCACTAATATTGATTTGTATAGCGTTCCTACCACCGTCCTTAACAACGTCTTTCTCAAAGGCAGCAACAGGTAGTATACGGTCCATCACAAGTTTCCAAGCAGCAGCTTGATTTTTATGGTCATGGTCCAAAGCAGCATCAAAAATAGTATCAAGTACCTTACGTGACTTAGGACTAGCGAGCATCCTAGCTTTGTACTCGTTAATTATCGCTGCGTCACCCTTGGGTCGGCCTACTACACCCTTATTTCCGGGCTTTACAGCGGCTACTTCTGACTTCCGGGGTCTGCCACGACCTCTTTTTTTAACAACGTCGGTCATAACATAAATTGTCCCTAAATACAACAATAGTATAACATAAGTTTACACGAAAGTCAAGCTATTTTAGGAGTAAAAGCAGTAATAGTACAAACACGAGTAAAAACAAAGGGTTACACGAGTTTAATTTAAGGGTAATTTTCCTAATTTTAGCTTATTTTGTGCGTAAGTGGCTACTACAAAAGTACAAGATATGTCAACCCCTCCCCCGGCCCCTTTGTTTACGCGGGTTTCAACAAAAGTTGACACAGGGCGCGGCCTATGGTAGCCGCTAGAGTTGGCACGAGTCTTGCATGGGTTGACATAGGCGGACTCATGTAGTAGCGAGCAGAGTTGGCATGGGTTTTGCATGGGTTGACAAGTGTGTGGACTTATGTTGGTCCCTATAGTTGGCACGATTGTTGCTACGCGAGCTATCTATTACACGCGCACACGCGACTAGCACGGAACAACCAGTGCAGTCAACAGTCCAAACATGTGAAATATTTACGCTTCCAATCTGGGTCGACCTATGGTTTCATACACACATGGCGACGGGGGACAGAGGCCACCCCCTAAATGAGAATCATTATCATGACTAAGCAGATCAACTACGGAATGCACGAGCAACTAGAGAACAGCCACCGCACACTATCGGACGCTGTCACCATGTACGCCATCTATTACAGCGACTGGACAGAGACCCTCAACGAGCTGTCGGAGTACTACGCATCGGACGAATGGAAAGACAGCTTTGACCAGCGAAGCGAGAAGCATCTGGAGCTGGTCCGTCGTCGCAACCACACGATCCGTGAGATTCAGGAAATTGGGGCACAGCTCCGGTCCATCGGTCTAGAAGTTGACCTTTGCGAGTGGGCAACTGTAGACGACTATTTTGACGAAGCGGCATAGGAGTTGACTAATCGCTGGGCATTCGCTAGAGTGTCCAGCAGTGAGTCAACACACGTCAACACACGAGCCACTGGAGGGCTTTGACATGAACCTACGACAACTAGGCAGTAACAAGACAGAAGTAGAATTCGCAGACGGAACCACTGTGTTCTTCAGCTACGAGACACCTGTAGCACTGCAGACGGCAGAGGGTCACTACTTCAAGACAGAGGACTTCTGGAGCGTCACTACGTCCAAGCATATTAACCAGTGGCTGAAGTCACGCGGTGCGGACTACTGCGACACACTGACACAGGACAGCATCAACGCGAGGGCTACAGTATGATACACACACACGACAGCTTACGTTCACAAGACGGTGACTTTGAAAACTTCCACTATCAACTAGAGGATGGGGAGCAATACAGACTCACAGACGCGGAACTAGGGTGGCTCAAGTTTGTTTCTGGACGTTACGCAATAGCGGACCACGTACGCGACAATCTAGTTGATGACGTGTACACGATAGACACAGAGGGTATGAGCGAAGCTCTTAGAGACGATACAATGTCCCCAAAGGCTGTTTGTCTGTCAGACGACACGGTATTACAATCGATCTTTTTCTATAGCGCATACGAGGTGGCAGCATAATGGAATTTTTACTACTGGCGACACTGGTTACAATTTTGTTCACATTCGGGGCTATCATTGGTCACGCTGTGGGCTATGAGAAGGGCAGAGACGAGGGCAGACGACGATGAACTTTGGACACTACACAATTTGGTACAACCACGAGGACCACGTCTGGGACATCTACGACGGACGCAAGGGCTTCAAATACCCAGAGTACACCATCAACAACTACTCGCGTCTACTCTGCACGCTACGCGATAAGCTGTCTAGATTTGACACAAACCGTAACCGTGGGTTATTCTATCGCTTCACTAGATTCATAAGGAGAATTAGAAATGTTTGAACAATGGCAACCGTGGTGGGACGTGATGTTTTTACTGTCAACGGGTGGTTTACTAACGCTTTGGTTATGGGTAAAGGAGGAAACAAAGGATGACTAGAGAGACATGGGAGATGTGGGCAGACGAGTATCAGGAGTACTACGAGGACGAGACGCCTGTGTATCCTGATGACATCGAGGCTTGGAAAGAAGAAGAACAGAAAGTAATAGACAACGTAATACAAAGACTACAGGGGGTTAAATGTTAGATTTATTTTTTACGTTTTTAGTGGCTCCGTTCGCCTTGTTTATTGGTTTGTCAATCCTAGGTTTTATTCTGGGATTGATTGCAGACCCTTACTACGGAATGCCGGACGATAAGCCACGAAAAGAGATGATTAAGAGGAGAAAAAAACGATGACTTATGCAGAGTACGAGCTGGGTTACTACACGGGGGACTCTGAGGACTACTCAGGGCCACCAGAGGACCCAGAGACACAGGCCATGCTTGAGCACCTCATAGAGTACGAAACAGAGATGTTCAAACTAGAATGCCGGAGACGATACAGTGGCTGTACGCATAGACAACTGCGTTCACTACTCATTAACCTACACGGGGAGGACTGGAAAAATGCGTTGTAGAGCTTGTGATAAGATACTGGAAGATTCAGAACTGACACGGAAGGACACACATGGCAATTTTCTTGATCTTTGCGGTAACTGCCTTTCTGCTTCTTCTAGTGCGGGAGTAGACCCTGATACTATGCAATATTACCAATATGAGGTATTTACAGACGAGGACAAGTGTGATACCCTCTACTAAGGTATACATAAGTATATATACTAAAGAGTAAACAGTAGTAGTTACTACTAAGGTAAACCTAAGGAGCAACTTAAGTATGGCAATCGACGAAAAAAGCATCTACGTAGTGGACGGGGGCGACTACTCCATCTACTGCCTAGGCTACACACAAGCCCGTGCAGTGACTAATGACATCATGAGGCTCGACCCCTGGGGTGGTATACCCTTTGTGCTACGTAAGGACCTAGAGCTGTCACTGGACGACCGTGGGAACGTGGTTATGTCTAAGTCCACACTGGACAAGATACTGATCCTAGCCAGTGACGAATTACCAGAGAGCGAGGGTGACGCATGAAACAACCAGAGAACAGCCACACGAAGCACTTTGGCAACGACGGACCCATTGGTAACGACGCAGAGATCATTGTGTACTACGAGCAACACGGTCCAGCAGAGCCTGTCTTACGTATCCCCTTTTGGTACTACAAAGAGGAGTTAGGGATGTTTGAGCACTTTGAGGCATCAGTACACCGAACAGCCAAGGCACTCAAGGAGTCCTACACGTACTGGCCCGAAGGGTACGTCCACGTTCAAACACTTATCAATGATGAATACGTCAATATGATTTGATTGAGAGGCGTAAGTAGTGTATACTAATAGTATGTTCTGAAGAAAAGCAGAACGTAACCCAAAGCAACCATCAGCCGCGCCTAGCGGCGACTACGGAGATTATTCCATGACAGCAACGACAGTAGAAGGTATAGTTAACTTCAGCAAACTCACCGAACACGACGTGTACAACGGTCAGGACACTGGAGCCTATTCCATGACAATTACAATGTCAGAGGACGACGCGTCAACCCTTGCGGCCAACGGTGTCAAAATCAAGGACTACCAAGGCAACAAGCAACGCAAGTTCAAATCTAAGTACGACATCAAGACCTTTGACGCTGAAGGCAACCCGTACAATGGAGAAGTACCCTACAACTCCCGTGTACGCCTGAAGTACAAGATGGGTCCAGCTCACCCGGTACACGGTGTGTCTACCTACCTTGAAGCAGTAAAAGTCCTTGAGGAGGCTGAGATGGCTGTGGGCGATGCCGCAGACTTCTAAGTT